GCTAAAAAAGTTCCAAAGTTACCAGCAAAAGCTCCTTTACCACCCCATTTAGTAGCGTGGAAAGCAACGTCTTTTGCATATCCATCTTTAATTTCATTTTTCCACTCAACATATTCAGAGCCTAAATCTTCTACGAAAGCATTACTCGCTCTAGCACTTTCATCCATTAAATCAAAGAAAGGTTGTAAGTTAGTTTCCATTTCCTCAGGTGTTAATGCTTCTAATCCCCATTTTAAAATAGAATTACTAACTTCATTCACCTTGCCTCCTAGTTTAGTAGCATAGTAAATTGTTCCAGCTACGATGTCTGAAAATCCTAGAATTAAATCAGTTTGAAATTTATTCCATGTACTGTAATCTCTTCTTAATAAATCAAATGCAGCATCAATATCGTCAGACTCATCTTGTAAATTCCAAACTTTTTGACGTTGATCTAACAGTCTTTTATAATGTATATCAGCAGAGTTAATAGCATTGCTATAGTCATTCCATAAACTTTCACTTACTATTTTTCCATTTTCTAATTTAACAGCATCTTCACCTGGATCAGGAGCTGGAAAATCTTCTGTGCCATTATATATTTTTTCAAAGTAATCTATAAGCATAGAGTTCTGAGTATTAGCAAACTCATCTAACTCAATATGTATTAACTTTTGTAACTCAGCGGACTTTTGTATATTAATATCTTTTGACTCTATGTTAAACCCTAATAGTTGACCTTTCTTTTTATTACCTACCTCTGTAAGATAAGCGTCCCAATGCTCCTCAAGCATTTGTGATTTAACTTGCTCATACTTTACATTAGCAGCATAGCTTAATATATCTTCTTTAGTTGGCTCCGGTTGGCCTGCTTTTTGTCTAGCTGTTGTTAATTCAACTTTTGACTTTTCATATACGTCACTACCAGGGCCATAATAATCACCAGTTCCTTTAGCATTATCTTCAGATTGATACGGAAGTGTAGCAGCGTCTGCAGTCTCAGCTGATATTAAATTTAACGTACCTAAGTTAGTGCTCTGCCAGCTACCATCAGGTGATGTTGCTAGTTCTTTCATGTAAAACTGAGCTACAGCTATATCTGCTTCTTCGCTATACGGATCATTAATTAATTCTTGAGAAAACGGTTGAGGATAAGTATTTGCATTTGCTTTTTCCATAAACTCAACTCGTGATGATACAGCGCCTGCTGGATTATATATAAACTTAGACATTTTGCCTAACTTAGTTTCTACCTCTTGATAAGTACCAAAATTATTTGCTAAGTATTCGGATTCAAACTCATTTATAGCTATACCTCCTTCAGTTGGATTAGCTTTGTTAAATGGTGTGTTTAACACTTGTGCATATTCATTTCTACCTTCAGATCTAGATTCACTAGCCGCATTTAAATCAAAACCGTTTGTGTTTATAAAGTCTATTAAATCAACTTTTGCTTTTTGTAGTTTATCATTATCTAACTCAAGAAGATTTTTACCATCTGTTCCAGTCCATTGTATTCTTAAAGCTTCACCATTAGGAGCAGTAACATCTAAAAAAGTCATACCACTTCCCATTCCACCTGAGCTTTCAAATTCATAATCTGGATATTGTCTCTTTAAAAATGGAACAGTCTCTACATTTAATGGAGCTTTAAAAAAGTAATCTCCAGATTTAGTATCTTCTTCTAATCCAGTCTCATTAAACGCCCAACTATGTGCACCTATACTTAACTTTTCTTCTTCACCTTTTTTATTTTTTCTAGTAACAGATATTAGTGGATTTACTACATCATTTTCTTGTACTAAAGATTCTTCTTTGTTTAACTTATTTATTCTTTCTAAATCAGCTTCATAAGCTTTTCTAAGAGTTTTTATAGCACCTTGATATTTAGAGTTATTTTTATCTAAATTACCATTCTCATCTTTGTACTGTAAATCTACTTGAGCTAAGCTTTTAGCTAGATCATCATCAAGCTTTTTCTTTCTTTTCGAGTACAACTCCGAAGAAGAATACCCCGATTGTGATACCATAAAAGCTAAGTTCTTGTCTTTCTTTTCCGGCGCAAGGTCTGTGAGTGAAGAGCTTGCGCCTTCGACCTTTCCCACTTTTTCAGTATCTGTACTATATGGAGTATAACCACCTACACCAGTAAAGTATTTATTTCTAAATAAATTAAAACCTGTGTTAGGATCGGCAACATCATCACCTAATAAATCTTTGTCTTTTAAGTATTGATAAAACTTAAATTGTGAATCTTTGTCACTTAGGTTTTTGTCTATAGAAGTATTAAAACTTTCATCTGAGCTGATGTCAAATCCAAATTCTGACATCATATCAGGGTATAAGCTTTCAAAATTTTCTACAGCTCTTTTTAATTTACTTAAGTCAGTTGTTGTAGGCTCAGTTACTTGTATCATATTAATTAAAATTTATTTTGTCCTCTCCAGTATCTTGCTTGGAATTCGTTCATTCCATATCCTCCATAAAGTCTATTTCTGCCTATAGCATTTAGTGTACCATCTTGCTCTAAACCTATACCACTAGCATCGTATATAGGTTCTACTTTACTATAATCTCCAACTGTTTGTCCTGGAATATTATATATCATTTCAGTACTTATATTTAGATCAGGTAGATATCCCTGTTTGATATGTTCTGCAACTGAAGCTTTTTTATCACCTAAAGGATCACCATTTGTGTCGAAGTAAGGTATAGTAATTTCTTTAGCTAATAGTTCTTCACCTGAAAATATATCTGCATTTTTCATACCCACTGGCTCATAACCTGATTTTATTTGTGAAGCTATTTGAGTTGCTAAATTTTTACTAGGATCAAATACGTGATCGTTAATTTGTATTATAGCTTTGTTTTGTAAGTCTAATGCTTTAGCATCTTTCATATACTTAGCTTCTTGCTGTGAACCAGGTTTTACTTCTTGTACGTTTTCAGCAACCACTTGCTCTGCGTGAGAAGCAAATCTACCATAAACCCTAGCAACACCATTAACTGCTTCACCCCTTATATCTTGCTGTATCTTTAAGTAATCATCTTTTGTTATTCGTGGGCCTTTAGCGTCTGTTTCTTGCGTAGGATCTAAAGCTTTAATAGCATCGTATTTACTATTTAACCTTTTTAAGTAATCTTCTGAATAAGCAGTGCCAAAAGAATTCCAAGCTAACTCTTTATATTTTTCATCAACATAACCATCACCAGTTAGTTGAGTCCAAGTTTTATCAAATCCAGGTAATGTAGTTGAATTTTTTATTTGAAGTCTAGTAGCTGCATCACCTAATACTGCGTCAGCTGCATCAACCTCACTTAATGTAGATGTAGTTATATATTCTCTACCATTCCAAACTCTTTCTACTTTTTTTGCACGATGTAATATTCCTCCTTCTTTAGTCCAAGCTTGCATTTGCTTTTTAGCTTCTGCTCCTTCAATATACTTATTTAATAATAAATCTTTTTCTCCTATAGCTCTATCAGCTAATTGCTCACCAGTAGCTTTAAAAGTTTGTACTTCTGCTATTATGTCATGAGGTTTATCAACTTTCGTTTCTTGAGCTGGTGATATACTAGTATTCATGTAGCTATAGCTTAACATAGGTCTACCATTAACATATACTATTTCTGCACTACTTGCACCACCTGAAACAAGTGGAGCATCAAATTTAATATCATCAGAATATTCATCTAATCCACTATTAGTTAATCTACCCATGTATCCATTTTGTTCTCTAGCTTTAGTATCACCTGCGTAGGTAGTTAGTTTACTTTTAGATAAAACCGCGTATTCACCAAGCATGTTTAATTCTTGATATGCTCTATCATACGCTTCATTATAAGCCGCCATATCTTCTTCGCTAGCCCCAGGACTCATGGCTCTTACTTCTAAAGATTTTAAATAATCAGCTGTTTTTCTTATATGACTAGTAAAAGCCCCATTTAAGACAGATGAACTTGTATTAGTTTTGCTTGTAAAATCTGAAACAAGTTGATTTCTATTTTTATTAGCATTTTGTATTACAGCTTCTGTCTTAGCTCTTTTCATTTTCTGATTAGCAGAAAATTCTTTAACAGCATCTCCTAGTCCTGCAGTAGCGCTGGTTATAGCTTTTTGTATAGCACCTATACTTTGCCCCGTATTTACGTTTACTTTTCCTTGCATAATTTATATATTAATATGATGTTATCCTCTGTTAGCCCAGGGCGGAGGAGTTGTTGGTGCTTGTGGCTTTATACCAAAGTTTTCTTCTAATCCAGCAGTCATTAAAGGTTGAGACAAAGAACTACTCATATCACCAACTCCTTGCATTAACGCTGCTGTACCTGCATCTTCCATACCCAACTGCCTACCTAAATATAAATCAGCCAAACCATATTGCCTATCTATAGCTGCTTGTTCTCTTGCATCTACTCTTTGAGAATATCTTTCTTGACCTGCTATAGCTTGTTGTTCTATTGCTAATAACTGTTGTTGAGCTTGTGATTCTCCTTGAGCTTTTAGCTCTTGATTTCTAACTTCTTGAGTTTCAATTGTAGAAGCAACATCACGTTTACTTTTAGCAGCTGCATTAGCTAAAGCAGTTGCACCACCAGCACTAGTTCCACTAGCCATTAAAGTGTCTAATGTATTTGCTAATGACGTATCAGCTTCTTCAATAGCGATATCAGCAGCCATAGTAGCAACTCCTAAATTAGCATAAGGATTTGTAACTTGATTCTTCATCATTCTAATATCATCAGCTGGATTATAAACTGGCTGTCTATTAGTCTCTAATTCTTGAGCTGCGTTCAATGCCGCGGTTTTATCGTCGTAAGCTTCTTTTCTTTGCTTATCAGCGACGATCATATTAATGCCAGTCCCTATAGCTGATATAGCTAAACTGCCTACTATCATCCAACTCATAATTTATTTTTTATATATTCATTAAAATCTTCCTCTGTTAAAGATACAATATCTTTTTCTAGTTCTTTCAAGTCTTGTGTATTGGTAGGATTTTTATGTATGTTAACAAAAATAGAATCTTCATTAGCATATATTACTCTTTTCTTACCAGGTGGTGACACTACATAGCAAGGAGCTTCAAAGTCTTCAACATCTTCTTTACTAGCCACCGTTAAGTGACCAGTTAATAAAAACCATACATGCTCATGATTATGTATAGCTCCTACTACAAGTGTACCTTGCTGCATTGTCATTTGTCTTATATAAACACCATCAGCAAAAGAATGCTTTAATGGTGCTATATCATTATCTTTATAAAATATTTCCTTACCATTGCCTATAGTATTTACACCATCTTCGTGTTCTACTAAAAAATCAGTAAGTAATTTTATTTTTTCTTTTCTAATTAAATTTAATTCTGTCATTAAGATGATTTTACAAACGTACTACCAACTGACCATATTTCTTTTAACCCACCTACATCTGTAGAACTATCTGTTTGTATAGTTACAGTGGCAAAGTAAGCTTTTATACCACTCATTTGTGAACCATACAGTATTCCATCAGGTCTTTGTGCTGAGTTATTTATCAAGTTAGCTACGTATAAATTTTCTTTTCTATCAAAACCAGCTCTTTTAGGATAACCTTCAGAGTCAGTATAATAACCCTCATCATAACTTTTTACTGTAGTCGTCGTATCTTGATACGCATTTGAATTTGTATAAGTTGGAGGACTTTGTAATGGTATATTAGGATCTACTTGTTGAAAGTCTGATACAAATGAACTTATTTCATAACCATTATCACCTTCATAGTTAACTGTTTGAAAAACTTTCTTAAGTGAAGGACCATCGTTAATTACAAACTGTACTGAAGATTTAGTAAAAATATTATAAAAAGTACCTCTATTACTATTACTTATTTCGTCATGTTGTTTCCATAGTTTACCATCAAAAGTAGTATAATACGTATCTTTTAAGCTAAAAATATTACTAGGATTATAACTGTATCTACTAGGCCAACCTCTAACTGACTCATCAAAAGCTGTTGTTTCGTAATCATTTGATTGAGTAGGAGTAACTGGAGCAACTTGCATTGATATAACATATTGTTTATCAAATATATCCCAACCTCCAACTACTTTATCTTTAACTGGTTTGGTAAATGTTAAGTTATCAGGAACTATTGGGCTAGTAGCTTTACTTGTAAACGTTAAAGCTTTAGAAAATGTAACTTGATTTAAACCGTATTCAACATCTACAACATAAGCATCTGTAGCTAAACCATTCAAAGCAACATTCATTCCTATTTCTATATCATCAACTGAATTATCTAGTGTAACTACATTTGTTGTTAGTGGTGAAGCATTATAAGAAGTACTATTTGTTACTGTATACGTTTTAAAGTTAGAAGATATTTTTTTAAGCTCGTCCCTAAAATAATCTGACATACCATATTCAGATATTTCAGTTAACCCATCACGTGATAATCTCATTATAGATCCTCTAAAAGCATCAGCAAAGTATCTTCTAAAACCATATCTAGCAAAACTTTCAGGATTATCTGATATACCAAAATCTCCAGTATAAGGTACAACTTGACCTATCACCAACGTTGTAGATGTAACAGATCCACCACCCTCAGCTGTATATAAAGCGTCTTTATCTATTAAAGCTCTACTTACTTTATTTTGTTGTAATATAGTTAAATCATTGTCGCTAGCGTATGTTCTTTGTATTGGACCATACGATGGATCTAATGACTTAGTTATGTCTTCACCTACTGAAAATACGTTTGTTTGATTAAAACCTGTTCTACTGTTATAAACACCTGAATATATTATACTATTAAACCTGTGTTGTTGATTTATGTTTTCTTCATTAGCATAAGCTTTTACACCTAAATCTACACTAGTATTATTAAATCCTCCTAGTATTCTAGATTCTTCAATCATCCATTGTAAATAGTAGTAACCGGCGTTTATAGCAACATTGTTAGGATAAGCAGGGTAACCAGGTGGATCCCACTCTAAAGCAGGCCAAGATGCAACATTAGTTACAGGTGGACCTAAATCAGTATCTACAATTCTTTTATTCCAGAACGAGTTAAAATATTTTATTTTTAATATACTTGCCATTAGCTAAAATAATTAAGATATACTCTTTGATCAACTACTTCTAGTCTTTCACCACTACCATTAGCATCTACTAAATCGTAAGATATGTCCCATTGAGTCTGTGCAGAACCAAGACTTGTTGGAATAGGAGTAGCATTTGTACTTATAAATAATCCTAATCCAGTCACACTATTATCCGTTGGATCTACTTGACCTACACTAGATCCATCACTTATTCTAGCTTGACCTAACTCAATAGTAACTCCTGAACCGTTATATGCAGGATCAATATTTGAACTTGCAGTAACAAAGCTTATTGTTAAATTTTCAACTTTTAATTCTGTATATTTATTATCATTAGCAATGTTTGTAGAACTTCCATTAGTAGTTACAGCGCCTTGTCCCGTGTACTGAGTATCATTAAGTAATCCAGTTCCAGTTGTAAAGCTACCTATATAAATAAGACTACCATATATTGGTCCTGCTGAAAATTGACCTGAAGCTCCCCATGACCAATAAGGTATACTAGTGCTTGGGCTTAAATTAGACATTGCTCCAGTAAAAGTTAAATCAACTGGATTGTTAAGTATAGTACATCTAACACTAAAAGTATAATTTCTTATTTGACTGTTTTGTCCAAAGTAATTGTCATAGTTTGAAGAGTCAGCAGTTGTTCTTATAAAGAATGTTCCATTTTCATTATCTACTAGCTCAAATATATCTACAGGATTGTTTAAAGCATCAACTACACTATTTAAACTGTAAGAAGCATCAGGATCATTTATTTCAACACCATCTTTATTTAATGTCTGCATGTTAACAGTAACAGCTGCAAGAGGTCCTTCATTTTCAAAAAAGTTAAATTGAGAATCTGATAAAGAAACTGGAGTTGTAGTATCTCCACTTAGGATTTCTTCGTTTAATACAGATATTAAACCAGAAGAAGTAGTTTCATAAAATATATCTAAGTTAGATTCAAAAGGTTTTGTTTCACCTATAGCTAAATAAGGAATAAATCCAGTTTCTTCCGCTACACCTATAGCTTCAGTTGTAGATAATATACCTATTAATGGATTATTATTACCGTTAAATACTACACCTGGAGCACCTACAGTTATGACAGCATCGTTAGGTATAGCTGTAGTTGTTCCTTCTATAACAATATTACTGGTGCTAGAAGTGTTAGTATAATAAGCCTTTACATATGCTCGTTCAGATGAGTCTATCACTTCATTACCTGATGAATCTACAACAGATATTATTCCAGCTCCAATTTGTACATTAGAGTTATATTCACCTACCTCAACTACAGCTGGTGGAGTAGCGCCACCTGAGGCAGTTACTTTAAGACCTATTTTTGTTATGTTTATACCTAAATTAGTTAATTCAGATATTTGAGATACTCTTTGGTTAATAGGACCACCATAAAATTGAACATTATTGTGGTAAGCAGGAGGTGAACCAGAATCTTTTTCATTTACTACTCTTAAATTAAAACTTTCAGTAGACCTATATATAGTTTGACTAGGTCCTACTTGAGAAATATCTTTAGGTATTTTATTTATATTATCTGAAAATAAACTAATAGTAGCTTCCGTGTCGCTAGAAATACCATCTTTATTAATAGCTCCGTTAACTATACCTGGGAGATAAGCATTGTAGTATTCTTGCTGCTGTTGTTTTACAACGATTTTATAACTATACCAACCTAATGGATTTGTTGAGCTATATAAACCTGGATAACCTGGCACGTTTAAACTTGAAGGTATTTGCGATTTAAAAATAACTTCGGCTAAATCACCTGGCCAACTAGTGGTCAATGTATTTAATTGCTCGTCATTTGTTGTTCTATAAGCTTTATATAGTGTAGAACCTTTAAATGAATCTGCTAAACCCTGTACAGCACCATCATCTACTTCAGAGAGTATAACATCTGAAGATCTTCCGTATCTATCACTTAGTATTATACCAATTTGGTATGTTCTATTATCTTTTAATGTATGATTTTGATATTCAATTGCTATTCTATCACTACCTTGACTATCCTTTTCATTAACATTAGTATTGTAATTAAGTGTTGTAGGGCTTGTATGCTTGTCGTAAAAGTTAGAATATAATATTCTATTTCCAACAGCGGATAATGTTTTTGCTCTTATTGGAGATTTATCATAAACTCTTACAGTGTCTGACTCCGGTAAAGTACGTATTGGTTTTCTTGATTGATATATGTATTGTAATTTATCTATACTTGTACTTACTAAAGTATCATTATCTATAGTGTCTAAAACTTTTAAAGATGTTTCACTAGCGTCTTTACTTATTACATCTACTTCTCTTATTTTCAAACCAGTAACAGCATCAGCCCAACTAGAAAAACCAGATGGAGCGGGTAATATTAAACCTACTTCATCTATTTTATTTCTCATTAATCTGTTTTCTGTACTAGAAAGAGCCCAGTATTCATCGCTGTTGTCGGTTATAAAATCACCTGTAGATGGATCATATGTTTCGTTTAAAAAATAACCATCATTTCTAGGAACAAAAGCTATTTGCGTAAACGGTGCTATTAAAGAATATTCATCATCATCAAACTTAAATCTATAACTAAATCTTATAAATCTTTCTTTTAAATATTCAGGATCACCAGGCCAATTATCATCATAATCAGGGTTAGCATTAGTAGTGCCATCGGGTTGAGGTGGTAAATACTCATCAGATCTATTTTTCATTGTAGATATACCTGAAACAGCGAGTGTAAATGTAGCTGGAGTAGCAGACCCAACTTTAGCTAGAAAAGTTATAACATCTCCGTCACTGTATCCAGTTCCAGGATCTGTTATTTCTACACCTGTTATAGCGTTATTAATACCACCTACACTTGTTATGGTTAATATTAAACCTTCACCAGTTCCACCTGTAAGTGCGCTAAGTGGTGTTTCATATGGTAGAGTTAAACTATTCCAGTTTGTACCACCATCAGAAATAGTAACGCTAGTAACTTCTTCTTTATATAGATCTATTGGTTGAAAAGGATAATACTTTGTAACAGATATATGATCTTCTGAAGTATAATAACTTGGGTTAGCTATAGCTGTAGTTATATTTATTTTTCTAGGTTGATTTCTATTATCTGTAAAAAATAAAAGATCTTCAATAACGTCTACGCCACCTATAGGATGTGTCTTTGAAAAATTTAAAAAATTACCAGATACTAATTGATTTGTGCTGCCTGTGTCTGCATTGTACGCGTATATATAATGAGCTGAGTTAGCAGGAGCAAAGTTAGATAAATAATCTACAGATGTATCAGTATAATTAGTTATAAAAAAGTATATTAAATCTTTTTGTTCATCTACATAATAGCCTATTACTTCTAAATGCCTATCAGTAAGTCCAAAGTCTGATATTTGTAGATTACCTTTTATATTTTGAACTGTACCAACATCATCACCTTCAGATCTACTAACCGTAACATTTACAGCGTCTCTATATTCTCCTTTAGGAATTAATCTTGCGTCTATATCTTTGTTCATCTTAGACGCCATGAAAGTGTTTTTAGTTTCAGCCATACTTAATGTTTAATCCATTTAGATTTACCTCTCATAACTTGAACAAACTCATCAGATTTAATATTGCTTAATCTTATTTTAGCATTTCTTAGCGCTGAGCTTCTATCTTTTTGATAGCGTTTAACAATGTATTCAGGGACATTTCTCATTGTAGCTAATAGTGAATATAGTATATGTTTATACATCGCGTCCTCGGCCATCTTAGGCACCTTTAAATCACCATTAGCAGCTAATCCATCTGATATATATTCAAATACTATTAACAGCCCAGCTAAATCACTAGAAAAAGAAATTTTACCTAGTCTTTCGTTTATAGTAAATCTACCATTTGCTTGTGCTTCTTCAGGATTTAACCCGTACATTCTACCATACCAATTTAAAGTAGGATAATATCCCCAATAATCGCCCCATGGATACTGTTGCCATATATCATTATAGTTCCAGTCTTGTGTTTTGTATCTATCCTCTGTAATAGATTGTTCAGCTTCTAAGTTATTTTCAAACCCGTCTTGTGTTGGTATTCCAGACTTGTCTTGTATAGGTAATTCAGTAGGGTTTGTAGTTATTCTTGTAGGATATATTATTCTACGTATACCACCTTCGTCTATCCAAGATAATCGTACATAGTTAACATAATCTTGTGGCATAGGCACAGATAAACTAGGAGGAATAGTAAGCTCTTGAGATCTTACGCTTTTTAAAGTATCATAACTAAACTCTTGTAAACCTCTTTTAGCGTGAAATATAACATCTGATCTTTTGACTCTAGGTATTAATTTATCTTGCCCTACGTAAGTTATTAAAAAGTTATTTATTATATCATCTAAAGATACATACCTATAGTCACCGTAATTTTCTGTTATAGCAAATTGCTTAAGTTGACAAAGCATTAAACCTTGATTGTACTTACTAGTTGTTTTTACTTTAGTTCCTTCAGGGTTTATTACAGCTACTTCGTTTTCAGGAATTAATATAGGTAGACCTCCTGGTTTTATTCTATATAAATTAAAATTAGACGCTGGATTTATTTGTGCACCAGAAGTATCGAATGCGCTTATAAGTTGTGTATTGAAATTTAAAAAAGTAAATTCATCAGTAAGACTTGCTCCTACCTCAACTGCATGCTGGCCTGAATAATATTGTGCGTTAGATTCTGACATTGATTATTGTTTTTCGTTAACTTCTTCTTGTTGTATTTTTTGTGAAGCTACTTGCACTATTTGTGGGTCGCGAATAACTACACCAGCATAAAATAATATATTAATTATAATTTCAGTTCTTTCAGACTCTTGTAGTTCAAAGTTAACACTACCACCGCTAGGTATTGGAGCAGGTGACACGACACCTGGGTCAGAAAAAACATATTCACCTAAACTACCTACTGTATAAGCCCAAACTGGATTTGAAGGCTTTTTTATATAGTCGATTATTATAGATTGATCAGCAGTAATAGAGTCTGGTAAAACTTTTATTTTGTTACCTTCATATAAGTATTGTGGATATTTTTTAGTTGGAGCAGCTAGGTTAGAGTTTCTAAGTAAGTTAAATTCATGACGCGTTACTTTTTCTGCTTCAACATATACATCACCAAAAGAAATTGGAGATATATCTGTATAATCTCTAAATGTTACGTTGCCTAATTTATATAAATCATCAGGCACGATAAATCCGTTATTGTAAGTTAATTTTTCAGTAGTTCTAAATACTTCTAACTTTTCTTCAGTTGCAAATAATCGATCAGCATAATCAACATCAGTTTGAAAAGCCCTAGCTTGTTGATTAAGATCATCAAAATATCTTTCAAATATTTCTTGCTGAACTTGAGCGGCTATTTTATTAAACTCAAAAGGAGTCATATAACCTCTTTGCTCTTTATTTAGTATTGTTAATACCGTTTGGTATACATCGTTTACTTTAACCATTTGCATTTATTTAAAAAGAGGTCGGCAATCCCGACCCCTTAATGATTATAATCACTTGTTATTTTAGTTTTTTCTCTAATGATCTATAAACATCTAAACCTTCATCTGTTTTAAACCAAGCGGCTAACGCAGAGTATGGGTTTTCATCAAATGGTACCGTCATTAGTTTACGACCAGTATTGCCCCAAGTAAAAGTTCTTTGATCGTCTGAAAGTTTTATAAACTTTTCTTCTGTAGCTTTTATACCAAAGTTTCTTAATGTTACATTTTCATCAGATACTAATTCTAAGAATGCGAAAGGATTTTTTCTTGCCATTAACAATACATCTCTTCTTATTTCCTTAGAACTCATCTTATTAATTCTAGAACCTATTTCAACTCTTAATATAGCCTCAGCGTGATCAAATTCTAATTGCTTAGCTATATTTAAAGCTTCTATTTCTGTCTCTAGATAATCAACATCTCTCATAGCACTTTCCTCTGGCTTAACTTCAAAATATACTTGATCTCTCTTTGGATGATATAGAGATAAAAGCTTTTGTAAGTTTTGTTGTTCTCTTGTAACTAGTAGATTTCCAGATTTAAATACAATATGACCTAATGTTGCTTGACCTTTTTGTTCATCTATAAATGGAGATGACATATTAGTAGCATATCTTAATTCTCTTTGTACACCTTGTTCTTCATCAAAATATAACAATGGTGATCGGGCTGAATGTTTTGAAGCTATCCTATATGTTAAAGGTTTTCTTCTACCTTTTAATTTATATAGTCTATCTTTTATTTCCCATGTTGTTTCTGTATTTTCCATAATATAATATAATATAAAATAAATAAAAAGCTAGAGCACCGAAGTGCCCTAGCAGTATAATCATCTTATTTTTTGAATAAGAAGAAGTTGTTAGCAGCTTGAGTCACTAGACATCTTTCAGTTAAGAAATGTACGTCCATTGCATCAACGCCGTTAGTGTAAGCACCACCAACTGAACCAGTCACCCATGACTTCATTCTACGATCATCAGCTTCAGAAGCTCTATATCTTACATGTAAGAAAGGTCTTCTAATATTAGATCCTAAAATTTGATCATAAACAGTAGATGTTCCAGCAGGTACTAATACACCTTGGATGTCTTTAGTTAAACCTCTTGTAGAAGCATCGTTAAGATATTTCCAGTCAGTTTTGTAGAAGTCATAAGAACCTCTTCTAAACCCATCAAATCCAAAGTTTAACGCCATGCTAGCTTCGTTATCGAATAAACCGTAAGAAGCACCGTTAGCGCTTGATCCTTGTGCAGAACCGTTTACTTGAGCGATCATGTTGTCAATGTTCAATGCTAAAGTTCTATTACAGAAAATCATGTTTTCTTCAATAGCACCTTCGTAATCTAATTGAGCTAAGATTTCATCAAAGTCAGCTAAAGCACCAGAACCACCTGCACCAGCAGCAAAGCTCTCGTATACGTGACCTCTAGATTCTATAGCAGCAAATAAACCTTCTGTACCTTTGTTACCTGTGTAATCACCACCAAGTGGAATTTGAGCAACACCAGATCCAGCTTTAGCAAGTTCACCTTCAACTAACGCCATTTCAGTATAATCTTCAAATCTTAATCTTGTTTCAGATTCAGACTTTAAAAACCATAAGTATCCTGAAGTACCATCTTCTGTAGCAACTTCAACCCAACCAATTTGAGCAGTGTCAGAACCATTGATCTCAAACTTATCTCTTAAGATAATTGGAGAGTTTTGGTACTGAGTAAAGTCTGGTTGAATAGAAGAAAGACCTGAGTCATCAGAACCTTTTTGCCATTCAGAACCATATACAAAAGCAACACATTCTGATTCTGAACCACTTGCTGATGAGAAAGGAGCTGGAGATGTAGTTAAATCATCAAACTCATAAGGCTCAACATCTACAGTTGCAGTTCTTGCAGCACCTGAAGTACCACCACTAGCAGGATCAACAGCAGTGATAATACATTTTACTGATTCACCAGCACCTTCATTACCTGATACATCTTTCCCATAAATAACAATAGTTTGATTTACTTTGAAAGCACATTCTTTATCGTTATCTGTAGTGTTGTCTGGATCAATAGTAACTGTGATTTCATTAGCACCTGTTACTTCAACTTCGTCATAAGAAACGTGTAGTCTGTTTTGTTCAGACCAAATAACTTGATCAGAAGTCATAGGCATTTCAGCGCCTACCATTCTCAAGAAACCACCAATAGTTCGGTTTCCGTATCTTTCAACTTCTTGCTCATACAATTCTGGTAAGTACTGCTGAGCAAAGTCATTGTCACCTTCGTCAAATTTTAAATAGTTTGACTGTAAGGTTAACTTTTTCTGAGCTGGTTCCAAGTTAGGACCTAGCGCAGGAGTCATTGTTCCCATTTTTTATTTTATTTTCTTTTTTGTATTTTTAGTTTTCTACCATCGGAACCTGTGATTGCTTTAACTTTAAGTCCATTAATAAATACTTCCCCATTAGACGTAGTCCTTGGTTCATTACTTATATTCTTAGACTTAGCTATTATGTCTTTAGTTGCGTCAGCAACACCTTGTTCATAAAAGTGTTTAGCTAAAGCATCTGCATTTCCAGCGGCAAATATAGCCTTGTGATAACCATCATAGTCATTAACAACACCATCTTCATTTAGGAACTTCCCTACAAGATTTTGTAAATTAGACTGTTTGTCGGCCACGTCACTCGGATTTGGAACTTTATACTTAAAAGATTTTTCACCTAAATTAAAATTGAAACCTTCAAAATTATTAAAATAATCTTTTGTTTTAGCCGTAAAAAAGTTTCTAGCTTCATCCGATTTTTTTTGGCTGTCGTTGTAGCGGTTGAAAAAGTCTATAGCTTTTTGTTGTTCTTGAGTTACGCCGGGTCTCAACTTGATTTCGTCGTAATATTTACTCTTAGTATCTTCCAAAAATTTACGTGCTTTAGCAACCTCTTCTTTATACGCAAGACGTTTCTTACGTATAGTTCTTTCCTCGTCCTCTTCTTCATCGTATCCAAAACTATCTTCCATTAAAAAGCTTATTTCTTCTTGATCAAGATGAGGTCTAGTATTTTTATAATATTCGTTCAATAGAGTTTTTTCATCTACGTTAGAATAATCTTTGTTTATCCTAACATAATCTTCTACAGTGCCACCTGTTTCTTCCATAAACTTAACCAGCTTATCAATATTTTCTGGCAATGTTTTTTCTTGTGTAACAGTAGTTTCAACTTCTGCTTTTGTTTCTGTTGGTGTGTTTTTTACTTCTTCTAATACAGGTTTTACTTCTTCAACTTCTTTGGTAGGTTCTTGTTCTTCGTGTGTTGATCCCACTTCTTGCAATCCCACTTCTTGTTCTTTCGTTTCCTCATTAGACTGTAACACAACTTTCGCTGGCTCTGACTCTTGAACGGCATCTTCTTGTTTTTTAGTTAAATCAACCTTTATTTCATCTGGTTGATCTGTAAATTTTTTAGGTCGTTTAATTTTAAACTCACCTTCTTGTTTTACTTCTTGTGACATAATATAATATAATAATTAATAAATATTACTGAGGCATAAAGTCTGCCATAGTAATTGGTTGTTCACCTTGTTCAAAATCTATTGGCGCACCGTCATTTTTTCTCTGTGCTATCATTTGACTTTGTTGGGTTCCTTGTATTCTGGTTCTTTTATCTTTTCTATCTTCAATCATCTGTTCTTTAGCTTCATCTTTTTTAACATCAGCTTGTTTAAGTTGATTATCATATTGAAATTTCATTTGCATTTCTTGCTGTCTTATTTGAGCTTCGACTTGCATTCTTTGTATTTCAAGTTCTAATTTAACTTTTTCTAATTGAGCTTGTGTTTCACTAAGAGCTTGTTGTTTCTGTACTTCTGCCATTGCAGCTTGTTCAGCTGTTTTAGCATTGGCTTGAGCTTGAGCTTGGATATTTTGCAATTGTACTTTTTCGTCGTACTCTTGTTTCTTTTTTCTCCTAAACTTTAATAATTGATTAGCTAGCTTTAAATTCTTTACTTCTCTAATATCTATTGCATCTTCTAAATATATAGAATTAGTTTTTAATGCTATTTGAATATTAGTCTCTAGTTGTTGTTTTTCTTCCTCGTCAGGTTCTAAATTTATAAATATACCAAAATCATGTATATTCAATTTCATTAATTCTTCTAACGTGTGCGTGTTATATTTAGATATACTACCTTCTAAAGACATTCTAGTTAAAGGATACATTAAAGAGTCAGCAACTCTTAATGATATATTCTCACATGTCTTTTGAGTTAAATATAAACTACCTTGTAGTACGTGTCTAGTAGCGGTATTACTATTAGCTGCTGCAAGCTTTTGTAAACCAACTAAAGAGTTTTTATCAGGACTACTAGCATCTCTTGCTTCGTTTAACCCTGTCACATCTCTTATCATTTGTAAATAATAATTATACGTTTGAATAAGAGCTTGTATCTTAGGCATACCATTAGATGTAGCTAGTTCTTGTATAGGAACTTTACCTCTATTAGGATCGCCGTCTTGCGTAAGTGATCTACCTACTATACTACCAGTTTGAAAATACATGTTCAATGCTTCAGCTGGATTATAATTTGTACCATTACCAAGATCAACCTCTGCTAAACCGTCCATATCTAAAAACACGCCATCAGGTACCATACGAGACATTACCTGTTGAAGCTTCAAATGTGTTAGTTGAATCATATCTGCAAAAGTAGTTATTCTACTTACAATAGACTCTATTCTACCTTTATACATTCTAGGCGCACATAGCGTATAGTTCATTCTTACTTTAACAGTATTAGCGTGTGGCCTTGTCATATTTTCAGCCATCTTCCATTGTAACATCATTGGATGTCCTAGTATTTTAGCACCGCTATATAATACCTCTATTGCTCTATGAACTTTATTAAAGTTTTCATTTTCTGGTGGATTAAATGTATCTGTTTTTTCTATAGCTTTTTCTAATCCTTGATCAGTTTGTTTTATTTTAAATACTTGATTAGCGTAAGTTTTGTATTCAAAAAATAAAACTTGAATAGTATTTTCGTCTTTTCTACCATTCCAGTTTCTAGTATAATCATTATTACCAGGATACTTTTGTATAGTTTCTAGTTCGCTAGCAGTTAAATTTGGAAACTGTTTTTTAACTTCAGCTAGGTTCATGTTCTTAACTTCACCTATATACCATATGTCTTCAAAATTAGGATCTTCTGTATATGAATACACTACATTAGCAGGATCAACATAGTCAACTGTAATTCCTTCAGACTCATTCCAATTAGTTTTTACAGCTCCAATACCTAATACAGTTAAATCATAATTAACTCTACGTCTAACTAAATCGTACTTATTTTTATCTAATACGTTGTTTATTATTTCTTCTTCAGCTATTTCTACAGATTGTTTAAAATCTAATTGTAAATGAACTTCTAATTCTTCATTATCTTGAGGACCACTAGCCGGTTCTTTTTGTGCAAAAGCATTAACACCTAAAACTTCTTGAGCTCTATTAAGATAATCTTTCATTACAATATCAGTCATTAACGCTTCAGCGTATTTAGTTCTAACTTGCATTGAAGTAGGATCTTGAGCAAACGCATTTACATCATAATTTCTTTGTGATATTCCATTTACAACTATATCAACAAACTTAGGTATAATAGGTACAGGTTTCCAGTCAAGATTTAAATAACTTAAATCACCATTTATAGCTAATTCATCTTTATACTTTTGTATTGATTGCTCACCTCTAGCATATAATCTTAGCGTATGAAACCATTGATAGTTTTCTTGAAACCTATTTCTAGATCTTCCTGCCCAAAACCATTCTCCTTCGATAGCTTGCCCAACTCTTAATCCATACTCTGATGTAGCTTTAACTTCATCAGGCACTACTTGGTCTGGAAAAGTACTATTTGTATTAGTATAAATTTGCATCTATTTTATTATTTTAGAAGTTAATCCCTTATTATCATATCTTTTAATCCCTATATTCATAGAAATTTTTTGTCTTTCAGGAATAGGTCTATATTTATTTTTGTTACAAGCCATTATAGCTAAACCAGAACTAATAGTAGCATCGTGCTTTGTTCTATTGTTTATGTTGAATCTACCCCAGTCTTCTAATGTACTTTGAAAATACATATCTCCATATCCATTACCTAGATCTCCAACATATTCATCTATATAAGCTTCAATAGCAGCCGCGTGAGCTTGCTTAATATCTTCACTTGTGTTTGGTATGCCGCCTATTTCTTTTTCTGTTGTAGAAAGTTTATTCCATATTCTATCAGGTCGGTTCATAGAGTAACCTCTATAACCTCTACGCTTCAAGTAATATAATAATCTTGGCTTGTTATTTTCAGCAAGTATTGGCATACCATAAAATACTAATGCTTTTAAAACATCTTCAAAAAATATATCAGCTGTTTGTGGTCTAGCTATATACTCTAAAAAGAAATGATTTGGTGGAGCATCTTCCATACTAAACTTGGTTAAGCCGTGTAATGAACCTTTAGATCCTTTACCGTCAACAGTTCCTGATATATCATAACTATCACAACCAAAAGATCCAACGTGTTCGTTACCAGGATATTTAACTCCATTTTTTACTATCACTCGATTTTGTAAGTTTTTAGGTGGTACCCAAGAAATTAAAAATCTACCATCTTTATTAGGTGTAAATATTACTTCTGTATCTTGCACACCATTCTTCCATAGAAAAGAACCTCTTGTAATATTAAAAGAATTACTTAATTCTTCGTTGTAATCTATTTGTTGGTATATTTTAGTTAAGTTAAATAAACTATCTTTAGCTTCATCTCTAAAAGCGTGAGCTTCAGTTCTTGGAAACTGACGATAGTATTCGTTTAAACTATCTGGATCATTCTTTAATCCTTCAACTTCGTTCTCCCAGTGTTCAATGACTCCTGAGTCAATTGGGATATTGTCGATAGAGAGGACTGGATTTTCTGGCGTTGTGAATACAGGAAGTCCAAAAGTATCCATGAATCCTTCGTAGTTCCACTCCATAGGTATGAATAAAGAGTAGAGTCCAGAAGACGTTTGTCCGTTTTTATTTCGTTTCGTAACGTCTGAATTGTAGTATAATTTTTTGAAGTTGTTTCCACCTTTATCTAAAGCATTTGAAGTTGAACCCATCATACATTTACCTACAACTCTTCGTCCTAGTCTTAATGTAGTTTTTGTAACTCTCCAGTTATTTAATATGTTATCAGGTCTTTCCCATTTACCACTTTCATCATGTGCTAATAGTTTTAGCTTTTCACCATCATAAGAGTTATCACCTGTATTTTTCCAATCTATCGTGGTATCAAGCCCTTGTAACTCACGTACCTGCTCATTGGTTTCAAGTTTCCTTCTTGTAAGCTTAGACGCTGGTACTCTATAGGCGAGTTCGGTTTTAGGACGATCCATTCCGTCTTGTATTGGTTTGAAGAAGAACGGATAATTAACACTAATGGGTACGACTTTGTCTGTGAACATTTTCTTAGCGTCTGCACCAGTTTTAGATAAGATTCCAAATCTCGAGTCGGAACTAATCGTGGCCAAGTTGACAAGTTCTGAAGACGCCATGAACGAAAAACCACTCCTTCTATTTTTAAGATAACACATACCGTAACACCTGTTATCTGCTTTACATGCTTCCCAGAAGATGAAAAATAATCTGTTGGCTTCTCTATACTCCGGTGCTCCGACATCGATCTTGGACCACTGCAAGTACATGTAATGAGTACCAGTAATATATACAGGCTCGCCATTATTGTAGAAAGTAAAACCTTCTTCTCTACGTTTAAATTCTTCATCTATATAATCGTACCATTCTTCTTTAAACTCTAGTGGATATTCTTCCCAGTCAAACCTAGTTTTTATCCTTTGTAATTCTTTTGGGTATTCAAATTTTTCCCAGTATTGTTTCGCTTTATCTTTGCTTCGTTTATACGGTTTACTTGTCGCTGGTAATCCGATACGTAAATTCTGTATTTCAATGATCTGTCCAATAGTGCCATCTTTACTTATACAAACAATATCTAAGTCTTCTATATAGCCATACTTCCATTTACGTTTAGGCATTTTAACTTTAGAAAAGTCAGTGACAACTTTAACTAAACTTTGCTCGTAATTCATCTACTTCTCCCTTCCGCAAACTTAAACACTCTTTCTTTTTTCTCTTCTTTTGGTTTCCCTTCTAATATAGCTTCTTCTTCTTCAATACGTTGTAGTATTTCAAAATCATCCATTATACAAATCTTTTTTGTAGCCGCTGCGT